GGCGGCGGCCCTGTAATACCTAATCCAGGCGGCAATCCAATCGTACCTCCAGGCGGTAGCCCATTTGTACCTAACCCTATTTTTCCAGGGGCAGGCTCTAGCAAGGATGAAAAAGATGCTAGGGATGATGTCATAGCTGCAATCATTGATGGCGTAGTGCCACACGCTGCAATAGCAGCGGCAGCTAGTGAGGATGCAGCCAACGCCATAGCAGCCATAGCTAATAACACAGATCCTACAATGATTGACTGGGCCGCTATCTATGCAGCGGCAGAAACCTCATCTAGAGATGATCGAGGGCGCAGCGCGGATAATATAACTGTGAATATCAATGCAGGTGTCATAGCAAGCCAGGAGGAGTTTGTAGCCCTTGTTCAGGATGCGGTGCAGGTTAATAACAGGCGTGGCAACAATCTCGAAGTAGCAGGCATAATATGACGATTCCTGTAGTCAATGCCTTTATTAACTTTTCTACTGGGCCATCTTTTGGACAGGCTATAATTTTAGATCAGGGCCTATTAGATGTAAATATCCTGTCAGATAGCGTGGCAGTTATTGTTGATGTATCTAATCAAATAGATAGCATTACGACTAATCGAGGCCGTAACGCACAGGCCGATCAATTCCAAACAGGTACGCTTACGCTGCGCATAGTGGATCAGAATGGCGATTTTAACCCACAAAATCCTAATAGCCCCTACTTTGGCCTGCTATCGCCTATGCGTAAGGTACAGATAACAGCTACCTATGCCTCTACTACCCACCCCATCTTTATGGGTTACATAACTAGCTACAGCACTAATACGCCACAAAATGCGCTAGATGTTGTTTATACCACGATAACAGCCGTAGATGCCTTTAGACTTGCTCAAAATGCACAGATAGCGACAGTGGCAGGCTCAGGCGTACAGCTATCAGGTGCTCGCATAAACGCTTTACTTGATGCTATTTCCTGGCCTAACTCTATGCGTGATGTCGATTCAGGCCTCACGACCCTACAGGCTGACCCAGGAACAGCACGCACAGCCTTATCAGCCCTACAACTTGCCACGACTAGCGAGTATGGCGCTTTTTATGTTGATGCTGAGGGCCGTTTTACATTCCAGGATCGATCTGTCACTGCTACCTCTGTATCGGGTACGCCTACAGATTTTAACGATGATGGCACAGATATAGCCTATAGCAACGCTGTATGGGTACTTAATGACACCCTAATTTACAATGAGGCCAATGTGACTAGGGCAGGTGGGTCGGTGCAGACTGCCAGCGATGCTGCCTCTATAGCCAAGTATTTTCTACATAGCTACAATCAACAGGGCCTACTAATGCAGACAGATGCAGAGGCCTTGGAATATGCACAGGCCTATGTAGCTAGCAGGCAGGAAACTACTGTGCGCTGTGATGCACTTACCCTAGATTTATACACAGATAACTACAATCTAGGCATCATCGCAGCCTTAGACCTGGATTTTTTTGACCCTATAACGATTACTACTAATCAGCCAGGGGCATCAACCTTGACTAAAACCTTGCAGATATTTGGCGTGGCTATGAGTATCACGCCTAACAAGTGGCGTGTAACATTTACTACGCTGGAGCCTATTATAGATGCCTTTATTTTAGACGATGCAATATACGGCCTGCTCGACACAGGCGTACTAAGTTACTAGGGAGGATATATGGCTAAACAGACCTTTACTGTAGGGCAGGTTCTTACAGCGGCGCAGATGACAAGTCTGCAACAAACGGCGATGGGCGGTGGATCGACTACGGCTAAAACGGCTAGTTATGTCCTAGTCCTCGCGGATGCTGGCACAGTCGTACAGATGAACAGCGCAAGTGCTACGACCATCACAGTTAATACAGCGCTTTTTGCAGCTGGAGATACTGTACAAATACAGAATGTCGGAAGCGGCGTATGCACTGTGACAGCTGGTACGGCGACAGTTAGCACGGCAGGATCGTTAGCCCTGAGCCAATACGAAGGGGGCCAACTTTATTTTAATACAACAAGCGCAGCGCTATTCTTTGACATAGTACAAAGTACAGGTATGACAAACCCAATGACAACTACAGGCGATATTATTTATTCATCTAGCGGCTCAACACCTGCCCGTCTAGGTATTGGTACTACAGGCCAGGTACTCAATGTTGCAAGTGGATTACCTGCGTGGACAACGGCAGGAAGCGGGGCAGTAGTACAGGTAAAAAGTATGAACTCATCAACAGCCACATCGACATCTTCTAGCACCTTTCAAGATAGCACATTAACTCTCGCCATTACTCCGACATCTGCCAGCAATAAAATTCTCGTAATTGCCACAGTTAATTCAATTCTTAGAGGCGCAATAATTTCTGGTATTGGTTTGCAACTTGTTAGAACGGCTACTAGCATTTCTGTTTTTGAAAAAAACCTTTTATACTCAGACAGCGGCGGTAGTACATTTGTCGGCGCTTCGTCTCATAGTTTTTTAGATTCACCTGCAACAACCTCAGCAACTACATACAAAGTGCAATTTAGATCAGTTAATGGCACTAATAGTGTGACAATACAAAACGATGTTGCAAACTCAAGTCTAGTTTTAATGGAGGTAATACCATAATGGCAACAGGCGCAGAAGTTTTAGGTTACTTATTACCTAATGCTCAATGGTATTTAGTCGGTAATGATGATTATGCAGGCATCACTTTTATTAGTGGTGGCACAATTACTCAGGAACAATTTGAAGCAGGCTTTCCTCAATATGATGCGTGGAAAGCCGAGCAAGATGCACAAATGGCAGCAGATAAAGCATCCGCAACGGCTAAATTAGAAGCACTTGGCTTAACTGCCGATGACTTAAAGGCGTTAGGCCTGTAAATACACTACTAACTAAGGAGATAAATTATGGGGCCAGTACAGTTCAACATACACAACGAAACTAAGTATGATCTAAGAGTGCAGGCATCTAATGGCGCACAAGCTGGAGCAGTAGCAGGGGCCAGTACTAACCTCAGTTTTACACCCGATGACACAAATATCACCTGTGCTATGCGCTGGTATCAAGACGGAATATGTATCCTGCAATCGAGTGTGGCCTGGTCTAGCGGAGGCAGCGGCGCAGATGATGGCTGGAGTACTAGCAACATTATCTGTATGAACGGCAATATGAACGGCGTGGGCTTCTCAGGCTGTAATGAGGGCTGGGTAGAGCTACAGCCTTACAACCTTATGGCTAACGGCGGAGAAGTTAGCGTCACCTATACCAACGCATAAATGCTGACAAGTTACAACGGCTGGCCTGCATCAAAGGATCAGGCTGAGATCGGCGTAAGGTCATACCTTGTGCCAGGTACGCAACGCAAGCTGCGCTGTGCATCTGCCGTTGCACCTTTGCTTATCGGCTTTGCGGCAGAGTTTCATAGCCTGATAGAGCCGATAGATGATGACACTTATGACGATTGGGGATGGGCTTTTAGAGATGTAAGGGGAGTGCCAGGCAAGCTAAGTAATCACGCTAGCGGCAGCGCTATCGATCTTAATGCCACAAAGCATCCGCTAGGGGCAGTAGGTACATTTGATGCAGCTAAAGTGCCAATGCTTAAGGCTCTAGCCTATAAGTACGGCCTGACCTGGGGTGGCGATTACAAGAATCGTAAGGATGAGATGCATTTTGAGATTAGCATTGATGCTGTCAAGGTGACAGCGTTAATAATCAAGCTAGTGTTAGAAAAGAGGCAATAGATGAAAGAGCAACTAAAGGCCGCTGGCCTGTCCTACCTACGCGCAGCTCTATCGTGTGTAGGCGCGCTGTATTTATCAGGCATAACAGACCCTAAAACCCTGGCTAACGCTTTTATAGCAGGCCTGATTGGGCCGCTAATGAAGGCATTACAGCCTAACGAGAAGCAACTAGGCATAGGGGCTAAGTAAATGGATGCGCAGGCGTGGGTGGCCCTTGTAGTGGGCCTACTGGCCATCCTGTCTGCGCTCTATGGTGGCCTGCGCTACCTTGTACGCTCCATCCTGGCCGAGCTTGTGCCTGATAATAATGGCGGCCATAACCTACGGGGCCGTGTAGATCGCATCGAGATACAGGTAGATAAGATTTACGAGATGCTCATTGAGGCAAAGCTCGCGCGTTAGCGTGTCGTATTGCCTTATGTCAGCCCTAGGGTTCATACTAAAGCTACAACGCCGAGGGGCTAACTCGGAAAGTGCGCCCATCGGCCCTACGTTAGGGGCTAAGAATGTATATTGATTTAGGCATAGTGTTTTTGTGCGCTATCGCGCTAGTTTTATGGGCGATAGTGATGTGGTCTATAGGATTTAAGCAAGGCCGTGAGGAAGGCTATACAGCTGGCTTTATGAAAGGCCGCCTAGTAGGTCGCACGCAGGTAGGCGCAGAATGAGTAACTTCCTAGATGGCTACGAGGATGTAAACGCACGCATCATAAGAGTACGAGCTGAATACCCTACCCTGCGCCTAGTGGCATATATTGAGGATATAGACGTTGCTAAAGGCTATGTACTTATTAAGGCTGAGGCCTATCGAGAGTATGACGACACAGTGCCTAGCGCTGTGGATTATGCCTATGAGATACGCACCGATCGGGGCGTAAATCTACACTTTTGGGTAGAAAACGCTGTTACAAGTGCCTACGGCAGAGTTATAGGTTTACTGAGCCCAGGTGGCATAGCGCGCAGTACACTCCAAGATATGGAAAAGGTCGAGGCGCTATCGGCTAAGGATGTAGCACCTGTAAGCGAGGATTTTTGGGCTACAAACCCAGTCAGCGCCCACGTGCCTACACTTGCCGAGGCTGTGACAACTCTTGCTACAACAATGGGCGCTACGGCTAAGCCAGGTGTTCCTAGCTGTAATCACGGAGCGAGAGTGTGGCGCACAGGCGAAAAGAACGGCAAACCCTGGGCTAATTATGGCTGCACAGAAAAGAGCCGAGTAAGTCAATGCGGCCCAATGTGGTATGTACTCGCCAGCGATGGATCCTGGAAACCCCAGGTATGAGCGAGTATATGGAGATGATAGACCTAAGCGCGATGGTAGGCAGGCTTATACATAACGGCGAGGTCGTATCTAAATACAAAATGGAGCAGTGCGATAAGTGCGCACAGATAAGGCAGCTTGATAAAGGCGGCTATGTGAAGTCAGACCCAGCCGAGAATATGGTGTGGTTTTGTAAGGAGTGTAGGTAATGCAGACCGAGCAAGAGCTGTTTAACTATATTAAGGGGCGCTATTTAGAGGATTTAATGAAAAGCGCAGACCAATACGATTACTACGACTGCACTAGCACCCTTTACAGGCTACATATTGAGCTAAAGTGCAGGCATAAGCATTATGACGAGTTACTTATCGAGCAGGATAAATATAACGCCTTAACAAGGCACGCCGAGCATTTGGGATTTACACCCTTCTATGTCAATGCAACACCTCAGGGCATTTATGCCTTTAACCTACGTAAAATAACTGTCAAATGGACTACAAAGAAACTGCCAGCGAAGACAGAGTTTGAGGATCAAGGGTTAGTGGATAAGACTGTAGCCCTATTGCCTATAGGCCAGGCTGTGCAGCTATGATCGATTACATTCGTTTTGAGTGCCGCAAATGTGGCAAGGTGACAGACCAGCTAGAGCGTATAGTCACAGATAACCTGCCGCCTAATGTGAAGGTGTTAATGTGCAGCGTATGTGGGATTATGGGCGTGTGCCTGTTAGAGGGCGCAGATGCTGGTCTTTGACTTTTACGCTGGTACAGGATCAGCAACGCAAGCCTTTAAGGATGCAGGGCATACTGTTATAAGTTTTGAGTTAAACCCCAAACAGCCAGCAACAGAAAATGTAGATATATTGACCATTAACGCTGCAGACCTTTTAGCTAGATATGGAAGGCCTGATTTCGTTTGGGCTAGCCCGCCGTGTACAACGTTTAGCGTAGCTAGTATTCCTAAGTATTGGCATTACTTGAACGGTGTTTTAACAGCTAAAGATGAAGGCGTAAAACTAGGTATAGCTATGGTTAAAAAGGCTATAGAACTTATTAACGAGCTGCAGCCAAGCAAAGGCTGGATTATAGAAAACCCTAGGGGAATGCTACGCAAACAGGGTTTTATGCAAGAGTTACCAAGGCGCACTATCACCTATTGTCAATATGGAGATTTTAGGCAAAAACCTACAGACCTGTGGGGCAGCGTAAGTAATTGGATAGAGCGCCCGCCGTGTAAGCCAGGTATGAGCTGCCACGTAAGCGCACCAAGAGGTAGCACAACAGGCAGCCAGGGATTGAAAACTGTTCAACGTTCTATGATCCCATATGAGTTAAGTAAAGAGATATTGGAGGCTATAAATGCGTAATAGTTATCCACAAAAGTTATCCACAGGGGGTGTGGACAAAGCGACACACCGAGGCCAATACTTGACACGATTGGCTATATCGGCATTATACTTAAAACAGTATTTACTGTTATTAAAAGATAAGAAAGATAAAAAAAACTTAAATACTAAAACTGCAGTTAAAAACAGGATAGCTCTGTTAATAGTGATTTTAACTGTTAATCAGCCAATAAGTGCAACTGCATATAACCCCTCTATAGAGGCTTATAAGCTCTATGCTCATATGATGGTAGGTAGCGATAAGCAGTACAGGTGCCTGGTAGAGCTGTGGGATCGAGAGTCACATTGGAATCCTAAAGCTGATAACCCTAAGAGCAGCGCGTATGGGATACCTCAACTACTCAAAATGAAAAGCACTAACCCATATAGGCAGATAGAGTTAGGACTTAAATACATTACAAAGCGTTATCATACGCCTTGCCTTGCATTGGCATACCATAAAAAGAAAGGGCACTACTAATGGCAGCAGTCAAGGGCGATCCACGTAACCTGCGCGCTTATCGTAAACGTA